ATGAGTGAACGCATCTTTTGCGTTGACACGCTTATTTATGCGGCCTATAAGATGGGGCTTCTGAAAGGGCTCCTCATGGCTGACACAACGAAGATTGAATGGTGCGACAGCACCATAAACTGGTGGGAGGGCTGCACAGCCGTCTCTCCGGCCTGCGACCTCTGCTATGCGCGGACATTCGTGGAGGTGCGCTTTGGCCGGGCGATTTTCGGCGGCCCCGGCAAGGGCATCGGAACGCGGCGGCGGACGAGCGAGGCCCTTTGGAAGAACCCTTACCGTTGGGAGCGGCAGGCCGCAGCCACGGGCGCCCGGCCCTTCATCTTCTCGTCCAGCCATTCGGATGTGTTCGACAATCACCCCGCCGTCACCGAATGGCGGAACGAGGCGTTCGAGGTCATGCGGGAAACGCCCCACCTGATCTATCTGATGCTGACCAAGCGCCCGCAGAACATTGAGAAGATGGTGGCGGCCACGGGCAAGCCCTTGCCCCGGAATGTTGCCCTTGGAACCTCCGCAGGCACGCAGGCGGAGTATGAGCGCAACGGGGCGCTCCTGACCCGCGCCAAGGCCCGGCTGGACCCTCAGTTCGTCTTCATCAGCATGGAGCCCATGCTTGGCCCGGTGGACCTGACGCGCCTCCCTAGCGTCGCCAAGCTGGACTGGATCATCGTGGGCGGCGAGACGGGCCACGGGGCACGCCACATGAAGCTGGAATGGGCGAGGGCGGTCAGGGACCAATGCCGGGAGCTTGGCCCGCTCTTCAACTTCAAGCAAACCGGCACCGCTCCGGCACCCGGCGCCGTGGGAAAGCTTCAGCCCAACGGCCATACGCTGGACGGCGTGCAGCACTTCGGCAGGCCGCCCGTCCGGGCCATCGGGGCCTAAAGGTGTTTAAACGCATCTTATTGGTTGACAGCCCTAAAATAGGTGGTATGTTGCATTCAATGTTTAAACGCACTGATGCAAAGGCACACTGAAATGGCAACCGAACAGAACCGCGAAGCTTGGCTCAACGAAATGGCCGCCGCCATGGTGGCCGTGATCACCGCCGTCACTGACCTCAAGTTCCCACCCTTCCGGGTGAGCACCAGCTTCCCGTCCAAGGGTGGCGAGCTTGGCCACAAGAGCCGCGTCCGTGGCCAGTGCTGGGCGGCTGACGCTTCCGAAGATGGGCACGCGGAAATCTTCATCTCCCCGGTGGAGGAAGACCCCCGCGAAGTCGCTCAAATCCTCGCCCATGAACTGCTTCATGCGGCCCTGCCGGATGCAGCCCACGGCCACGCCTTCCAAACCGCCGCGCGCAAGATCGGCTTTGAGAAGCCCTTCACGCAAAGCGTCGCCACCGACGATTTCTGGTCTTGGGCGGACGATTTGCTGGCCCAACTCGGAGAATACCCCCATGGGCGTTTAAACGCTCACAAGCATGTGGGCGCCAAGAAGAAGCAGACCACCCGCCTCCTGAAGATGACCTGTTCGGACTGCGGCTACACCGTCCGGGTGACGGCCAAGTGGGTGAACGAAGTCGGCGCCCCGCACTGCCCGCTGCATGGCTCCATGGACGGCGAGGCTCCTGAAGAGCGCGACGAGGACGAGGATTTCGACCCGACCCCCACGCCTCCCAAGGGTCGCAAGCCCTTGCCCAAGGAGAAGCCCGCGCCGCAAGCGCCGCCCGTGTTCAGCGAGCGTGCCCTGTGGACGGCCATCGAGCGGGTGATGAATGTGGCGGAAATCGGGGTTGCCAGCATCCGCATCCGCGCCCGCCGCTTCATCAGGGAAGACCTGTTCTTCCGCACGCCGGAGATCGCCGCTGTGCCGGGCGTGACCCGCGCCAACTTCAACCGTGTGTTTGAGACCATGCGGAAGGCCGGTGCGGTTGAATATGAAACCCACAACATGGACTACCGGGGCTGGTTTTGGGTGTCGCTCGATGAAGAGATCAAGGCGGAGCACCAAGAACGCCTCCGCCGCGCTGCCGAACAGGCCCGCGCGAAGGTTCGCCAGCCCGGTCGGATGTCCCAAGAGGATGTGGCCAAGATTGCCAAGCTTCAGGCCATGGCCGATGCCCCGTCAGCGGCCCCCAACGAGCGGGAGACGGCGGAGAAGGCCATCGCCCGGATCGTGGCCAAGTATGAGGCCAAGCCTGCCCCGGAGGCCCCCAAGGCCCCGGAGCCCGCCCCCAAGCCTGCCCCGAAAAAGGCCACCCGGCGTGGTAACCTTAACACCAAGACCCTCTACACCATGACAGTGATCTTCAAGCGGGACTCGGCGGACGAGCTTCAGGAAATCCTCGCCAAGGCCCTCAACGACCCGTCCGTGGAAGCGTGGGGCATGGATGAGGCAGAGCCCACGGACGAGGTTTACACGGCGGACGAATATCTGGTGTGGACCACCAATGCCCAAGCCTACGCCATCATTGCTGGCCTCAAGGGCATGAGCCACGCCAACAGTGAGGGTGCGGTTGAGGCCCGTGAAATGGTCAGGGACGCTTACGGCAGGTGGCAAGACGAAGCCTCCATGGAAGGGGCTCATTAAATCAATGCGTCAACGCATTTATTGCTTGACGCATCTTATATCCCTGCTATGGTTCGGATAGGTGCTGTCCTGCGGAGCTTTCTCCCCCGAGTTTCGGGGATCATTCCAAGGGCCAGCACCACCCTACAAGTGTTTAAACGCACCAGATGAATTGGAGGCCATGATGTTCACGAAGAAGAATGCTTCGCCCATCCCGTTCATCGTGGTGGTCGCCGGGATGCTGTTCCTGACCGTGGCGGGTGTGCAGGGCATGACTGCCCAAGCCAAGGCTGATGCCGCCAGCCGCGCAGCGGACGCGGTGATGGCCAACTACCACGAGCCATACCGCGCACCCTCCCCCATCGTGGCCGACCCGGACCTCCCCATTGAGGGCATGAGCGTCCGCGAGCTTACGGAGACCTGTGAGCACGCCCACGCCAAGGCCGTCCAAGACACTTTCAACAACCGCGAGGATTACAACGGGGACGCTCAAATCTCGAACGAGACCTGTGAGACGGCCATTCAGTTGATCCGCGACAAGCAGGACGAACGCTGATGGCAAAGCCTTTCATGGACGGTCGCGAACGCGAACTGATGGAGCGGCTGAAGGCCAAGGGGTTCACCCCTGAACAGGTGAAGGATGCCTTGAGGGACATGGGCATCGACCCGGCGCTGGTGGAAGAAAAGCCGCAGCCTCCGAAGGACTCGCAATGATCGAAGAAATGGAGCGCGTCACTGCCGCGCTTGGCATTTTGGCAGGGCAAGCCAACGCGCGGGTGTCTCTGCGTCAGGCGGCGACCTTCGCCCTATTCGCCACGGCGGACCTGAAGAACAAGCCCCTGACCCTCACCGATGTTGAGGGTCTGCTTGGTCAGTTGGACCTTGGCCACACCTACTCAACCCTTCTGATGCCGACCCGGCGAGCCAAGCAAAATCTCGGCTGGCTCCGCAAGGAATGCGACCGGGATGACGAGCGCCGGAACTACATCCGACTGACCAAGCGGGGCCGAAAGTTGGCCGAATCTTTGGTCGAAACTTTGCGTTAAGGTTAATCAAAATGCGGATTTTCAGAGTGACCGAACTGGTCTGGCGTGCCCCGGAAGACCGCAACGATCTCCCATGGCGGGAGACAATTGAAATCAGGGTGTCAGGCGGAGACCCTGACGACCACATCCGTTCGATTTTGTTGGAGGAATACGGCTTCGAGGTCGTGTCATTCGACAAGGAGCGCATCACCCGCGCAACCCAAGCCGCCGACCAAGCACGGTGGCTGGACGGGGACACCTACGATCTCCACCGTGTGGGCAAGCTGGTCCAATAGGTGACTTGGCCGTTTTGACCGCCTCTGTCATTGTCCTGACCTGAATTGGGGTCGGGTCGAGCGATGAAAAACTTCCAAAAGCTCTATGGCGAAGGCTTCATCCCGCTGATTGTCCTGTTCTTCGCCGCGTTCCTGACGGTGCTGGTCGGGAGCATCGCGGGAGAGATCGTCGCATGGGTCTGGCGCCTGATGGGCAAAGACGACCACAACATGATGGAGAACACCGTCTTCATCGTCGCCCTTGTTCTCGGACCCTATTTCGTCGGCTACTTGACGCAAATCGTCGGCGCCACAGCACAGGCTGAAATGATCAAGAAGGTCTACAACGCCGGGTTTGACCACGGGCAAAAGCAGGCGGGGAACCCGCTCGTGCCCTTCCCCGAAGTCCACCCCGAACTTAAAGACCTATTCGGGAAGTAGCTTCAGGCCGTGGCGTTCGCCACAGGCTCAACCACCGCATTCGCCACCGGCGCTTTGATAGCGGTCACAGCGGCTTCAACAGCTTCGGCCACATTGTGGTCCTTGGTGAAGACGGCGACGGCGCCGACAAGGCCGGTGCCAACGGAGGCAATCATAAGCGCTTCGGCGGGGGCGATGGCCACGCCAGCGGCAGAGGCCAGACCGATGAGACCCATCCATGTGGAGCGTTCGGCAAGGCGTGCAAGAATGTATTGGAAGATCGTGTCCATGATGGGGCTCCTATTAAGTTGAGCTATTTAGTGGTGGTGGAAGTATCCCCACCACGCGCCCAACCCTGTGAAGACAGCCACAGTGGTTCCACCAATCCAAGCAAAAGCTGCATCTGCACCGCTCTTCTTGCTCACTGCGATCTTGACTTCAGAGATCGCAGCACGGTTTTCAGCAATGAGTCCCTTATGGTCAGCGAGGATCGCCTTTTGGTCCGCAAGCTGGTCAGAAATATTGTCCACATGGACTTCAAGCAGTTGGGTGATGCCCGTCAACTGGCTGTTGATGGCGGCGCGCTGGTCCACGGACTCGTTCCTGTAGAGGTCTACCTTCTGCGAAAGCAGGGCGATGCTGGTTTCATTTTGCTCAGACATGGCGCTGTTCTCCCTCTGCAATCAGGGTCAGGCCACCTTCACGATCCAAGAACTTCCACTCTACCTTAGAGGGTTTAAACACCTCCAACGCTTGGGAAATGATGTCATTCGGGATGGCTGAACAGGAGTAGAGGTCGAATTGAACCACTGCCGGGGAACATTCGTCCCACGAATGTAGAATACAGTGGCTGGTCTCCAAAAGGGCATCAGCGGTCAGGCCACGGTTACCCTCAATCGAGCAATAGCGTGCGCGGGGTTCCGCCAGTTCTTTCATGCTGATGTCCGCGATCAGCTTGGACATCCAAGCGCACACGGCTTCGCAATCGCCAGCCAGTGGCGGGTTCTGCACTTCAGCGCGGACGATCAGGTGTTCGTGCTTGAGCATCAGACGACAGCCTTGACGATCATCGTTGCGGATCGTGCGGCAGTCTCTTGAAGCTCCGTCGTCACCTGACAGGTGATCGTGTAGAGGGTGTCAGGCACGCCCCCGGACGACACGAACCCGACCTGTGTTCCGTCAAGGCTGATGACCACGCCAGCGATATTCAGCGAGTTGATGTCAGGCGTGACGGTGGCGGAGACGATGGTCTCGGAGTCGGATTCGTCCAGCCATTGCGACCAGTCGAACACTTGGTTCAGTTGGTCATGCGGCGTGCATGGATCGAAGCGGTCAAGTTGCGGGTATGCCATGGGTGAGGGTCCTTATTTGCTGACCGTCACGAGGCGAACTTCAGCACCAATATTTATCGTGCGCTTCTCAGCACGGACGACACTGGTCCGCACTTCAGCACCAACCGTGACGATGCGGTCGGAGAGGACGAAACCGTAGTTGCTGGAATAGCTTTCGACGCTTGGGAGCGGGAGCGTCGCAGCGACATTCGCACGGACGGCGCCGGTGTCCTGAACCGCCTCGATGTCCGCCAGAGGGCGAGGCAGGTTGGCATGGATCGCGATGGGCGTGGATTGAGCCAGTTCGACATCCACCACAGGGCGCCGAAGCGCTCCGCCGACCATGAACGGATCGGTCACGACAATGAGGCCGGTGAGGCGCGGGCGAGGCAGGGTCGCTGCGAGGCTGGACTGGCCCGCCACGCCTGCGTGGATCGCCGCAGACGGGCGCTTAAGGGTCGCGCCTACGCTGGCGAGCGTTTGCACTGAAGCCGCCACAGTGGCCACAGGACGCGCCAGAGAGGCAGCCGCAGCAACCCCCAAGAACGAGCGGCCTTGGATGTTTGCAGTCGGACGCGGGAGGGTGCCGCCAAGGTAGCCCGGATCGGTTGAAACGATGAAGGCCGCCACGACCGGGCGGTTGAGCGTCGCAGTCGCTGTAGCGTGTGCAGCCACGCCCACAGAAATGGCCGCCAGAGGGCGTGCGAGGGTGGCGCTGACGATGGAGCCGGAGAAGATTCCAACCTGTCCCGTAGCCTGCGGACGAGCGAGCGTCGCACCAATAGATGCGGTGGTGTTCTCGGACGCTGTGACAGCCGCAGACGGCCTTGAGAGCGTCGCCGCCACAGTGGCGCCGGAGTTTTCAGTGGCGTGGATCGCCACAGTCGGACGCGGCAATGCACCACCGACCAAGAACGGATCGGTGACCACGATTTGCCCGGACGCTACAGGCTTAGGAAGCGTCGCGGAGATCGTGGCCGGGTTGGTCTCAAGCGCGGGGATCGTCGCAAACGGACGAGGCAGGGTCGCAGCGACAGAACCCGTCTGCGTCGAACGCGCGCTGACAGCCACGGCGGGGCGAGCCAGCGTCGCTGCCACAGTCGCCATAGGCCCACTGGTGGCGGGGATCGCGGCCAAAGGCCGTGCAAGGGCTGCTGAAGCTTGTGCGGCAATGACAGTCGCCATGACCACAGCCACAGTCGGACGCGGGAGCGTGCCGCCAACATAGCCCGGATCGGTAGCAACCACCTGACCGACCATGGCCGGGCGCTTCAGCGTGGCGCTGATGGTCGCGCTGACACTTGCACCCACAGAGATCGCCGCAGACGGGCGAAGCAGGGTCGAAGCGACAGAGCCAGCCAGTGTGGCGCTTGCGTTGATCACAGCGGCTGGACGCTTCAGCGACGCGGCGACAGCGACGGTGTCCGTGATCTTGGCGGAGATCGTGGCCGCAGGGCGTGGGAGGGTGGCGGCCACAGTCGAAGCCGTGGTGGTCTTAGCGGAGATCGCCGCAGCGGGACGCTTCAGCGAAGTGTTTAAACTTGTAGGAGTGTTCGTGCTCGCCGGAATGGTGGCCACAGGGCGCCGGAGCGTCGCGGAAACCGTGACGGAGCCAGCCGAAGTGGCTGAAATAGCGACGGTCGGGCGGGGAAGGGTGCCACCGATGTAGCCGGGATCGGTGGAAACGATCAGGCCGGTGGCGACCGGATGCTTCAGCGAGGCGGCGACAGTTGTGGTGGTTGTGGTGACGGCAGAGATCGCCGCCGCAGGACGCTTCAGCGTTGCCGCCACGGAGGCTGGCGTGGTGGACTTGGCAGAAACCGCAGCCACAGGACGCTTCAGCGTTGCAGCCACGGAAAGCGGAATGGCCATCGCGGCGGCCACAGCGGCGACCGGGCGTGGGAGTGTTCCGCCGATGTAGCCCGGATCGGTCGCGACAATGAACGCAGCCGCCGCAGGACGCTTGAGCGAAGCGTTTAAACTTGAAGCTGTGGTCGTCTTGGCGGAGATCGCCGCCACAGGCCGTGGGAGAGCCTTCGAGATAAAGGCTGACGGGCCGGTCTTGGCGACGATGGCCCCGGTCGGGCGAGGCAGGGTCGCAGCAATGGTGGTTCCGCCGATTGCAGCGGCGGAGACAGCCGCAGACGGTCGGTTGAGGGTTGCGGCCACAGTGGCGTTGACGGTCGATTGGACAGCCGTGATTGAGGCCGTCAGCTTGTTGAGCGGAAGCGCACCGGAGACAGGGCCGGAGTTGGGGAATGCCGCCGTGGGTGGTGTAAACGCACTGGTGTAGCGGCCCACGCCCTTGGTGACGCGAATGTCGTCCAGCCAGCCTTTGTAATAGTCGATGGAGGCGAGCGAGTAATAGCCGCCCATGACCATCACATTGGAGAAGCCGGTCGGGTTCTGGTTGCACAGGTTGATGGACGCGGTCGAAGCGCCGGAGTGAACGAGCGATCCATCGGTGAAGTAATAGCCGGTGCCACTCGTGCGAGACACGGCCACATGGTGCCATGCACCGTCGTTTAGGTTCCCGGCTTGGGAAACACCGCTATCGAACAGGCCGCCGACCCAAAGATTGTTGCTGGTGTAATAGGAACCGTTGTCGAACTCGATACCGGCAGAGAAGATAACCGAATAGGTGCCCTGCGTGCCGTTAGTCTTCATCCAGAATTCAAAGGTAAAGTCACCCGTTCCGAAGTTCAGACCAGTATTGGACGCAACCATGATCGCGCCACCGTTGAACAACAGCGAGCCGGTGCCATACTTTGGCGAGGTTGTGCTGACGGCGGGCACAGTGCCAGCCGTCCCGAAGCTGTTTGGCACAGTCGCGTTGTCTGTATAGGTGGTCGAACCATTCGTCCCATCGCCATGCAGGAGCATGGTGACATTGGAGAAGTTGGAGTCGCCCCCGGACGGCGGTGAGCCGATGTATGCGTTGGTGTTCTGCGGTGCGACTGCAATGGCCGCAGCCGGGCGTGAAAGCGTGGCGCCAACCCGAACGCTGTTGGTAGACTTGGGGCGCGGAAGCGTGGCTGCGACGCTCGCCCCGATGCTCTGAACGGCAGAGACCGCCACGACAGGGCGCGGCAGGGTGACAGGCACGCTGGTCGTTGCACCCAAGAAGGAAGCCGTGGGCGGCGTGTAGCTCGCGCCGGTGTAGCGGGCCAAGCCAGCGGTGATCCGCAGTTCGTCAATCGAGCCTTGGAAGCGAGGCTCGGAGCCGTCGTTGGCGCCGATGATGAACGGGCCAACATTGCCGTAGCTCGTGAGCGCGGTCTTGACGGTTCGCTGAACGCCGTTGGTGTAAAAAGTATAGGTCGTGCCACTGCGAACGATTGCGACATGCTGCCAAGTATTCAGAACAAACTGTCCCGAAGAGCCCGCAGTGTAGGTGGTGCCGCCGACAAGGTCGCCGCCGCCTGCGGTGTCGATGAACAAGCCGAACCATGTGCCAGAAGTGTTGATCGTGCCGTTTGTGCTTGAGGTCAGCGGGCCAGATGTAAACATCGCGTGGTTGGCGCTGGAATAAGAAGTCGGGTAGACCCAAGCTTCGATGGTGAAGTCACCCGTGCCAAAGTTGCTCGCGGCAGTCGGAAGCTGGACATAGCTGGTCGAGCCGTTGAAGGCGCCAGCGTTCCCGAACTTCGCCGGGGAAGAGCTTTGCGTCACATTGGACGAGATGACCGAATAGGCGTTCGGCCCGGAGTCCACGATGCTCGAACCATCGAAGTGAAGCAGGGCCGTGACCTTGCTCCAATTCGGGTCGCCAGTGACCGTGACAGTGTCGATGTGGGCGTTGATGACGACAGCCGCAGCGACCGCAGCGGCAGGGCGCTTGAGCGTGGCCGCCACGGTCGAAGTGATCGGTGGTGTGGTTTGAGAGGTCGCGACAGCGGCAGTCGGGCGGTGAAGCGTTGCGGCTACTGTAGAGTTTAAACGCTGTGAAGCGGCGACTGTAGCAGCCGGGCGCTTCAGCGAAGCGCCCACAGTCGAAGTGATTGTGACAACGGTCCTCGTGGCTGCGATTGCCGCCGTGGGGCGTGGCAGGATCGCAGCTACTGCCGCAGCGGGGACAGTCCAAGTGAAGCGAACCCAACCGTTCGCCCCCGATGTAGCGGCGGTTCCCGTTTGGCCACCGGCGCCACCACCACCCGGCGACACGCCCGGCGAACCTACTGCCCCGCCCGCGCCGTTGCCATCGGTGTAGTTGACCTGCCAGCCAGACGCGCCGCCGTTCCCGCCAACGCCCCCGCCAGAGCCGCCTGCAACCCCATTGTAGCCACCACCGCCGCCCAAACCGCCAGAGCCGCCAGAGCCACCGTTAGCGCCGCCGTTCGCACCGGCTCCCGCAGTGAACGAGCCGCTTGTCGAACCCCAGAAGGTAGAATTGCCAGAGCCAGCCGCGCCGATATTGAAGGGATAGGAAGTGCCCCCTGTGACGGAATAGGTTTGAGCACTGTAGCCACCCCCGCCGCCACCCCCGCCCGGCCCCAATCCACCAGATGCACCACCGTTGCCACCCGGCCCGACCATCTCGACGAAAGCAGATGTAGCACCAGCGGGCGCCGTAACTGATTGCGCGCCAGTAGCCGTGAAAGTCTGCGTGATCGTGGACATGTATTGGGGGCTCCTGTAGCCCTGTATTTACCGTTTAAACGAAAAGAGCCCTCCCTGACTGAACAGGAAGGGCTCTGGCTCGAAGGAATATCCGGCCCTTTGCGGGCCGGTCTCTACTTCGTTGTTCTTATTGTTCGGTCAGAACAATCGAGGACACCGAAACGGTGTTGCCCGAAGCGATGGAGGTGTTGGCGATGGTCACCGAAGCACCCGAAGTGGCGACATCGAAGTCCATGACAGCGGTCGTGCCGTCAGCCTTGAAAAGGCGAGCCCAACCCGCCGTGCCGGTGGCGACAGCCGTGCCGGAGGTCACAGCGTTGGCGGTCAGAACGCCACCAGTTGCGGTGCCGAACGGCGAACCACAGGTCAGCGTGACAAGCAGGGTGCCAGTAGCCGCAGTATCGGGCGTGGCAGGCTGAGTGCCGGAAAAGATTTCGAGCTTCGCGCCAGCACCAATGTCAGTGTTCAGCGAAGATGCGCGGTCGTTCTTGGCCAGCGCGGAAAGATTAACATAAGCGATGACATCACCTCAAAAGTTTATTGTTGATTGAAGGCTCTGTCTGTTAGAAGAGCTTTGGTCTTATTTAGCGAAGTTGCCCGAATGCCTGCGTGTAGAACATGTGATGTGCCGCTCGTTGTTGGCGACAACTGGAACCAGTCTTTTGCAAAGATTGGGAGCAAGCTTTGTCGCTCGTGCCTCAAGCTCAAAAATCAGGAATATGCCAAGCGCGATCCTTCCAAGAGGACCGAAGTGAAGATGGCGTGGCGAGCGAACAACCTGACCAAAGCGCGGGAAAGCCAGCACCGCTATGGCAGCAAACCGGAAGTCAAATCTGCATCTTCCAAGAGGCAACTGGCGAGGGTGGCCAAGATCAAGCAAGCAAGCCACACCTGCATGGTCAGACCCGAAGGCAATCCAAGCCTTTTATGACATGGCGACGTTGCTTGAGAAACATAACCCCGGCGTGCAGTATCATGTGGACCACATCATCCCTATTCAAGGGAAATATGTCAGTGGTCTCCACACGCAGGACAACTTGCAGGTTCTTCGGCGGGACTACAGCTTGAAGAAGTTCAACAACCCCAACCCTTGGAGGGAATGCTCTTAGAGCTTCATAATGAAGCAGAGGGCGACATAAGGCGGGACGGTTGCCACGGTCACTGAGTGGATGTGGTCGCCGTCTTCGCTGATGCCGTGAGTGTGAGCCACCCCGCCGCCAGTGCTGGACGAAACACCGTTATCGGGCGGGGAAGTCGTCTCGAACTGGTTGATGGTGTCGGACGAGCCGCCGCCGCCGAAGCCGCCATTGCCACGAGCCAGATAGCTCCCCGGCGAAGGGGCGCCCGTGCTGTAGGGAGCTTCCGTTGTGCTGATCACATTGTGAGTGTGCGGAGCCAGTTCATCGACAGTAAGGGCGTGGCCTGAAGTCGCGCCGGTGTGTGCGTGGCCACCCGCAGTGTTGGTAGTGCCCGTGCTTGTCGCCGAACCACCAGTCAGAAGAGGGTTCACCGAACCGCCAGCACCATAGATGAACTTGTCGCGAAGGTCGGGGGTGCCGTTGGTGCCGTCGCAAAGGTGCCAAGCAGTCGGGATGTTCGAGACAACCCCGCTCCACATGATGATACCGCCCGAAGGCGTGCCGCCGGTAGTCGTTGAGGACAGGTCCGCCAGCGTGGCGTAGTTGGCGAGATCGGTGGTCAGTTCAGCCTGTGTGACGAAGCTTGCCACCTGTTCTTGCGTCACGAATGATCCGAACTTGTCCGGGCCAAAGGGAGCGCCGTCCACCTTGGTAATCATGCCGCTGGTGATGGCCGTCGCCGTGTTCGGGATCGTGACCAGCCACAGTTGGGTGTAGCCGGGCGATGCAGCCGGAGGGCCAGCCGTGCCCGTGGGCGCCGGAGCGCCGGGAGTGGCTTGCAGGGAGACGGTTTGCTTGCGGGTTGTGTTCTGGCCCGCGCCGTTGTTGCCCTGACCACTGAAGGGTTGGGAAGGGTCTGCGGCGTTGTAATATTCGGGCGCTGTAGCGTCCGTGTCGAACTCTTGGAAGGCCGCCTCGATAGCCCACACGGTGGACTGGCCAGAGCCCGAAGGGGCGGTCAGCGTGAGCGTGGTGGAGGTGGACTTGATGCCGATCTTTTGGATGGCATCGGTTTGTGCGGAGATCGCGCCGAAGTTCGTGTCGTCAATGGCGCGATAGGAAGTGATCGAACCGGGAGCGACAGAAACGCTCATGCTCACCGGGTTGGTGGGCACACAGTTTAAACCACCTACGACTGTGGACTGGCCAAAGACGGACTGAAGGACAGCACCATCGTTGACCATCGCCGCGACTTGAGCACGAAGGAAATCTGTGTCGAGCGCAATCTCGTCCGGGTAAACAATAGCACGATCCAAAGCAGAGTCACTTTCGCTGAAGGCTTAGCCCTTATTTAGCGAGGTGCTGCTCTGAAGCCGCTGCTACCTTACGAGACTATAATCTCAACAAAACTGACGCGCTGAAGCGCGTTATCAGGGAAAGTCACAGTTGCATTCGACTGTGTGGCGGCATCTGCGTAAAGTCTGCTTCCCGCAACTACCGCACGACCGCTCACGGCATTCGTGTCCGATCCGAGCAAAGTCCAAGTCCCATCAATCGACGGAGCGCCCACAGGACGATGTGCGTCTTGGGCTGACGACATCACCAAGGCCAGCGAGTTGGCTACAGCCGTGTTGGCCATGTTCTCCGTGAAGCTCACAGGAGCGTTGGGCGGGCTGGCCACCAGAACCTGAAGGTTCATCTGGCTGACGATCAGGTCCGGGTTTTCGCTCATCAGAACTTGCAACGAGTCCTGCGAGACCGTCACGATACCGTAGCCCTGCCCAAGGTAGTGCAGGCTGTTCAGTTCCGCCGCCGCACGGTCTGTGTTCGACAGCGCCGTGGGCCAGAACACCAGTTCGGTCAGCAAGCCCAAGAAGCCGATGACGGTGGTGTTGGCGGTCGTGCCAACGCTGGAATAATCGTTGTGGGTGACATCCGCAGTTTGCGCGGTGTCGAGCCACGGGGTCACCGTCACCGCATCCCCAAGGCTGTCATAGCCAGCCGCAGAAACCCAAGTCAGCATGTGAGGATCGCCGAAGGGAAGAAGAGTTGCGCTTGGGGTGTCGCTGTGGCCGGAACGCTGAAGATCGAGCGCTCCCGAAGGCGTTAGACCAAGGGACACGCCACCCGCACCACCGCTCTGGAAAATGCTCACATAGTTGCTGGTGTTGAAGACTTGGATCGGAGAAAGCACCGTGAACGGTTGGTTCGCAAAAGCGCTCGCCACGGTCAGATTGGTGTTGTTTTGAAAGTTAGCGCATGGCTCGCCAAGCATGGTCTGAAGCGTGCCGCCAAGAACCAGCGCCGGAGCGTAGGGGTAGGTGGTCTGCGTAGCGTTTAAACCACCACCCGACTGATCATACCAAATGGTGATCCGCGCATCGCCGCTACCGGCAAAAGTCATCAGGCTGGCAGTGTCGAGCACACCGCTGATGAAGCCGATGTCCTGTGTGGTCGTGCCATTCGAGACTTGGACAGCGTTCCCCGTATAGGCATCGTTCAGAAGACGAAGCCCATAGGCCATCAGGGGTGTTGGGGTGATGCCGAGGGTTGCCATTTAGCTCACGATCTTGAAGCCGATTTCGAGATTTGAGACAGCCGTGGCGGACCATCCGGCGCCCGTCGCCGGATCGTTAGTGAAGATGTCCGACAGGAACTCATAGGACTGGCTGATGCCGACCGGCGTGCCTGCCACCAAGGTTCCGCCGCTGTAGAGTTGTGACTCCACCACGCGGTTGCCGCTGATGTCCTTGCGGACAAGAAGGAAGGTCTTCACGGCACGGATGGTGGACGAGTCGAAGGTGTAGGGCGTGATGTTGTAGAGGTCGGAAGCGCCCACCGTGGACGAGGACACGGTTGATGCGTCGCCGTCCGCAGAAACCTCGTTGATCATGGCGTAGTTCGAGGAACCCGACAGAGGCGTGAAGTTCTTTTGCGCTGTGTCCGCACTCGGATATTCGGTGATGATCCGGCTATCCCCCAGCGGAACGATGCCATCCGAGATGTAGAGGTCATCAAACTTCCACGGGCAGATGCCGATGTAGGATGCACAGCCCCAAGTCACGGCGTTCGTTGTTCCGACATTTACATCCGAGCGGTTGAGGACTTGCGTGCCATTGATGTAAACTTGCAGCGTGCCGTTAGAAGTGGTGGTGCCCTTCTTCCAAACAACTTCAAAGTAATACCAAGCGTTGGTGTTCGGAGGCGACCAGAAGTCAATGGTCTGCGAGCCGTTAGAGTTTGGCGAGTTGGTGTAAGACCAATAGGAACCATCGCAATCATTGAAGTAGACGCGGTTGTCGATGCCATCGTAGACCACGGCAAACAGCGGGTTATTCCCCGCATCGTAAAGCTGAAGCATACAGGTGGACGCGGTGTGGTAGGGGTAGCCGCCCGCGCCGTTCAACTGTGCAGCCCAACCAACCGTCATCTGGCTATAGCCAGCGATGCCCGCTGGCATAGCCTTTTGCAGCGTGGGGGCGACCAAGCATTGGCCAACGCTGAAGCGCGTGTCGGTGCTGATCTGGTCCGCATTCGCAGAAGCGTAGGCACTGGCCAGCGAACCCGGACCAGAAACGCCGGAGAAAGAGTCAAAACCTTCACAGTGTAGAATAGCCATACGGTCCTCGAAATCTGCCCGTTATTTATGGGCGTTACAGCGTGGGCGCGCTTACAAGGCCGTTGATCGTGAAGGTGGGCGGGGAGGTGGTCCAACTGGACGAAGCGCCTTGGACTTCCCACACAGCCACGGCGCCGCCGCCCGTGACACCCGTAGGCGTGTAAACGGTCGCGCCGCTTGGGACGGGGCGGTAGCCAACCCACAGGTTGTCGGCGCCAGCTTCGGTGTGCAGTGTGACCCAACCGGACGAAGCGGTGATGGTGTTTGCACCGGAGACGCAGGCCACCAGAATGTTGCCGAGCGTGGGCGCGTGAGCCAGCGTGATGGTGGTCGCTTCAGTCGGGCTGAGGGCGCGCACTTGACCCTGCACCACGACCGGGATGACCATGTCCGCCGCGATGACGAAGGTGTATTGGCCAAGGGTATTGTTCGGGTCTGAAGTGACCCCCGTCGATGAAGTCGCCAGCGCTTCGATGAAGTAGGTGCCCGCCATCGTTGGCGTGCCGATGAAGCGGCCATCGGAGGTCAGCGTCATGCCGGGTGGCAGGCCGTAGGTTCCAGACGGGACGGACGAATAGGCGGGCTCCGCCGCCACGGTGATGGTGACGGTGTTCCCAAGCGAAGAGATCGCATGGACAGCCCAAGCGTCGGAGGTGATGTCGGTGTTCTGTGTGCCACTGAACTCGCGGTCATAGTCGATGGGGAAGTTGACCGTTTCGTCGCTGACCACGATGGGTTGGGAAGCGTCCAGACCGATCTTCAGCCAGCAAATGACACCCGCAGGGATGTTGCGGACAATCTGTGCCCGAACCTCATCTTCAGTGATCGCGCCTTGCAGCTTGGTCCTATCGCCCCAAGACATTTGACCCCACCCGCCGACATTCCAGCCCGTGCGGTTGGGTATGCCCGGACCCTTGGGCAGTTCGACATCCATGAAGAACTCATAGGGCCGCGACAGCGTGCCCCAACGGCTGCGGCCCCATGCGAAGGAGCCGTCAGAGTAGCCGCCGACATCGCGCACATTGTTCGGCTCGAACACGGTGACGGTGGTGCCAGTCAGGGATTCGACGGCGTTGATAATGGCTTGGCGGGTTGCGCGCGGACGCAGGATTTCAGTCTTGATCCTCGCGCGGTAGCTGGTGTCAGTCTCCGCAGCGCGGCGTTTAAACAAGCCCTTGCCGAGGAAGTCGTCCGCCAGCATATCGAGGAACGCTCCTGAAGCTGTGGCAAGGCGAGCTTGTTGAGCGTCGAACAGAAGCTGGCTGAAGTTGTAGGCCGCAGGGTCGGCATAGGCCGCAAGCAAGGCTTTGACGACCGGGCCGTCAGGGTCGAACCAGCCTGACGGAAGGTTCTGCCAACCAAGCTCTTCGTAAAACTCCGCTGTGCCGAGCGTCGTCATTAGCTCACCGTCACGGCAAAGGACTGGACGATGGTGGTGGGGTCGCCGCCCACATCAATGGTGCCGTCATTGACGGACAGCAATTCGATGTATTGAACACCTTCAACGAGTTGAGCCACTGATCCGAGAACGGAATAACGCACGGCGTTCCCCACACCCAAGCCATTGATGTAGGACTGGACGGCGGAGATCACGGCAGGGATCACCACATTGATCTTGTCGTATCCCGGCTGCACCGTGATGCTCAAAGCGACGCTCACCGGCAGGATCGTGGCTGGCAACACGCCAAAGGTCACGGAGACCGGGCGAACTGCATCCACCGCCGTCTTGACGCTTTGGATCAAGGCGCTGTTCGGATCGGTCGAACCGGCGTTGTTGATGTAGGCGAGGAACGAGCCAGCCTGACCGGAGCCGGAGGCGTTCTTGTTCTCAACAATCTGGAAACTCACGCCGGGGTGGCTGGACTGGATTGCGTAGGCCACGGCGCCATTGGTCGCCAGCGAACGGTTGGAAATGTAGGTCGGGAAGCGTGCGACCACGGATTGGTCGCTTTCAGCGTCCGTGCCGCCCACCAGCGCCGCAGCGTTTGTCACGGAGTCCACGGCGGAAATGCTGGTCGCGAGAACGGAGATCACCCCGGCCTGCACATTGCCGACCGATCCGCCGACCGCTGCAACCACGCTCGCGTTCACCGACAGAGCATCGGCGGCGATGGTGTAGCCGTCAGCCACGGGGTCGAAGTTGGGGTTGGTGAGCGCCGGTGCGACCACTGTGAAGGTCTGGCTCATGTCCGTGCTCTTCACTTGCGCGCCGACCGGCACGAGGGCCGCGAAGCCTGCGACCGCACGGCTGAAGGTGACCGTGCCTTGAGCGGGCACAGCGGCGTTGCGGCTCATGCCGTAGTCGTTGACGAAGGTGTCGATGTCCGACCCGGTTGAGGTGGACAGGCGGGTCATCTTGGCCACTTGGGCGGCGATGAACTGGCCATGCACAGCGTTGTCAGCGCCTGCGTAAAGCAGGGCGAGGAAGGCGGAGCCGGGTGTCAGGTCCGTCAGGTCAGGGCATTCCGCTTGAGCGGCTGCGACCATGGCGGAGACAATAGTGGAGTAATCACGGAAAGTAAGTGCCATGGTTTAACCGATCTGAAGGGGGTCAAGTTCGTAAGTGATGCCAGTATCGGCATCGACATACCTGATGACGGCGTTCGTCTGACCGGTTACACTGTCGGAAGTGATAGTAACTGTGGGCGGCGTAGTCTGATCAACAGACTCTTCGAGCCGCATTTGCGTCAGGAAAGTCGCCTGAATACGCGAGACATTGATGACACTGCCCACCATTTCAGGGGCTCCCGCACCATAGTCAGTGTGGAAAGCGTCATCGAAGTTGCAGGTCATCAGGCGGCGACCAACCCGTTGCTGGCCAAGGTCCGTGCCCGCAGACAAAGACAAGCCGCCAGTAGGCGTAAGATTCAGGTCTTCGCCCCAAGTGTGTTCAAGATCAGCCATCGGCTATATTTAGCGGATGGGTCAGTCTTGGACGGTTGGAGGTGCCGTGTTGCTTGAACCTGAAGTCACGCCCGCATGGACATGCGAGTTGTGATGCTGACGAAGATCGTCCAGCGTATTGTGGAAGTCTTTGACTTGCTGTTCAGCGGTGATGTTTTGCTGACCAAGGATGTCTTCCGAGACCGTCAGCTTGCCTTCGATCTCCATGTCCGCTTTCACATAGAGCTTGCCCGGCGAGGTCCGAAGCTGGCCACCGTCCCAAACGATGGCGACTTCACCCGGCTTCAGGGGCTCCGCCCCGCCGCCAATCGTTGAGCCAACGGGCGGCACGGAATGGACTTTGTTGAAGGCCAGACCGATGACGACATAGTTCTGTGCTGACCCTTCCTGCGGGGCGACAAACGCCATCTGTCCGGGGGTCGGAGCCCACCAGAAACCGGTCGTGCCAGTGTTCCCGCAGAGGATTTGAATCCAGCCGGTGTCGATGGCTTCCGGCTGAATGGAGACCTTCGCCATGTGGGTGGTCGCGTCGTAGCTCGTGACGATGCCCCAACGCGGTTGTGCGAGGTAGTTGCCCTGCATCGCGGTGCGCGCGAGGACGGAGTTGAACAGTTGATCCATCATGCACCCACCGTCCCGTCAGGGTGGTTCTTGGCGCCGATGGACATGCTGAAGCCGTCTTCAAAGTCGTATTCAAGCTCGACGGCTTCGATGATGTAGGTCTGGCTGGCGACCCCGTTTAAACCCTGAATGACCAAGGGTGTGCGAGGGTCCAGTGTTAGGTCGCCGGGGCACTGAACATCAATCTTGTATTCGTGCTTAGTGATTTGATCCAACTCCGCTTCAGCGTGTTGTTTCAGAACCTCAAGCTTAACACCCGGCAAGTAGCGGATGTATTCCGTGCCATCCTTAGTCTTTTTGCCAGCCGTGTAATGGCGAGCGGCGAAGTAGCCAGCATCCCAAGAATAGTAGGTGACAGAAATGTCCTTCGCCAAGGCGAGGTTGTGCTCCACGGAGAGCCCGGTGATGGTGGAAGCGTTTGCACGGCTTGCCCCACCCTTGGAGGTCGCAGGCTGGTAGACCAGCACACGAGGGGCGGCAGTGGTCGGATCGACGGCCTTCTTGAAATGCAGTGTCCCGTTTGAGCACCACAGGTCGAAGTTCTCCCGCGTGGCCAGCATGACCATGAAGTCCCAAAGGGTCTTCGCGGTGCTGAACTGGCCAAGGTGGATCGTGATGTGGTCCGCGTCATAGTATTTGCCGACAACCGTTGAGGTCTTGTCCACATCAGGGATGAAGCCAAACTGGTTGGCGAACATCGTGACAATCTCGGAGGAAGTCCGGTTCGAGTATGCCAGCAAGGTCTTCGCATCCATGAAGACCTTTGACTCATCACGCCCATGCACTTCGATGCACATGTCAGTGAAGTTGACGCGCACGCCGTCGATGTATCCCTTGAGGATACTTACGCCGGTCTCCGACTGAAACTCGACTTTGATCTCAAGTTGGGTGAGCCACCAGTTGTAGTTCCGCAGCGGGTCAACATTGATCGGGAAGGTGGCCTCGAAAGTGTCCGCCTTCAGATGGTTGTTGCGGTGGATGGTGATCTTCTCAATGCCGGGAACCGCCGTTCCAGCCACCAAAAACTTGGGGCGAGGTTTGCGAACGGTCATTCAGGCACCCCGCTTGGGGCGGTGGGGTCCACCGTGGGCAAGGACAGTGTGACGGTTCCGCTGATGATGGGGTTGTAGAGCCCGTTCAGTTGGGCGATCCGCACCCATTGGGTGGCATCGTTCAGGTATTCGGCGGCGACACGCTGAAGGGTGGTAGCGCTCACGATGATGGTCTTCATCAAAAAAGTCCCCCCGTCTGAATGTTGTTGATCGCGCGCCCAACGAGGGCTGCGGCGGGGCCGATTTGGGTGAGGTTGCCAAGCTGGTCGTTGGCGTTGTTGAGGGTCGCCAAGAGTTGGGTCGTGGTCTGGCCCGGCGCCCCAATGTCGCCAAGCGAGGACAGAGCGTCGTTGCCCTGCGTGGTGGCGAACTCAAGCTGCGACTGTGCGCTGATCAGCCGGTTCAGGACCACCTGACCTTGTGGCCCGGCCATGCTCGAAAGCTGACGCAAGATGAGCCCAAGCTGTGCCAAGGCGCTCTGAGTGCTTGCCAGAGCCGGTGGGAGGACGACCGTCGCCGCGCTGATCGCGTCAACGCTCACCGATTGCAGAAGCGTGGGCTTGGGCGTGATCGCCGTGGCGACATCAAGGATTTCGCACGAGACGGTGTATTCGATCTCGCTGGCGTTCTTGTAGACGAATGTGGCTTCGTCGATCACCACATTGATGTTGAACGCACCCCACAGGAGCGCCTGCACATCACCGCTCACCCGCATCTGTTCCAAGGTCTGAGCACGCGCTGTAGCATCAGAAGAAAGAAACAGCCCCGTCCAAGAGACGGCGTTGGGGTCATCGCCCATCGCGTCAATCTGGCGAGCGCCACCGATCATCTTGTGGATTTTCAGGGACTGCTTGCCGCCATAGGTGATCTGGCTCGGCACATCAAAGCTGTCGAAGAACAGGTTCCCAAGGCTGACGGGGCCACCCGAGGAGAACGCGGACGCGGCGGCGGGCTGCGGAACAGCCGTCGAGGTGGAGGACACGGCAAGTGTTGGCGATGCCGTCCCCGACAGAATGGAAAGAGTGTCAGGCATGACCAGTATTTAGGGGCCAGCCCTTATCCCATGTGCGGAACAGCCGAAGGCGTGAAGCCCTGACGGTTGGTGTGGACATTGCCGCCAGTCTGCGGACGGTTGGCGGCCTTGACGATTGTCTTCACCGTCTCCTTGGCGACGGTTTTGCCGTCAATCTTGGACTCGTGGTTCACCGTCACATGCACCGTGCTCGAAGGAGGAATGGGCGCCGCAGCCGGGTGGTCACCCTGACCCAAGTGCGTGATGCCGTTCCAGATTTGCGACGGAAGCTTGTGAAGCTCGTCAGAGATCGCAGAGCCGATCTTGGAGAAGGCATCGGGGATCGCGGTCTTCACCTTGTCCCACAGCCCGACCACGCCGGTCCCGATCCAACCAGCCAGCTTGGTGATGCCGCCCCAGATGTCGCGCCACTTCAGGAGAAGGACATCGAAAACCACTACGGCGGCGGCCACACCGGCAACTATGGCCAATGGGAGGCCAACAAAGGCGGCGACGGCAAGAACCGCCGCTCCCCCGACTATAACTCCGAATGCTGTCAGGCCAGCGGCAACCTGCATCAAGACAATACCGATGGTTCGTCCAATTAGCGGATGTGCGCGGAAGAATGAGCCAACATTGTCGAGAGCGCCTGTCAGCCACTTCAGGGCAGGAATGATGACCGGCACAGCGTTTACCGCCAGCGAAGTGATCATGTTGTGCCAAGCCACCTTGAGGTTATCCATGTTCACCTTGGCAGATTTGTCCTGTGCGTCCTGATACGGGTCTTTCTTATCCGCCGCGTCCACATTGGCGCGCTCTTTCTTGATCACCGCCATGTTGCGAATGATCTCGGCAATGACAGCCGAAGCGTTGCGGTTGAACTTAGCGTGCTGGACCCAAGAGATTTCAGAGTCGGTGTCGGTGATGCCCTTGGCTGCGAGCTTGGGAAGAAGGACATTCTTCACCCACGACACAGGGTCGCTCTTCAGTTGGGACTCGCCGGAGATCGCGCCGTCCTCGAACTTGAACTGCTTTGGGAAGTCTCCTGCACCACCCCCAGAACGCCGGTGGCGGCCATGGGCGACCCCTGAGGAGTAGTCGTCGCCGAAGGCTGCGGAACCTCTGTAGCGGCCTCCTGCGGAGCCGTGGCCGATGCCTGTGGCGATGCCGTGGACCTTGGACATGTCGAGCAAGCCCATGTCACGGAGTGAGGTCGCGGTGACGCGGTTCAACTGGCCAGAGATGAGGCCCATGTTGAGTGTAGCAAGCTGTGTGCCGGTCACGCCGCCGCCTTGGGCGCCGATCAGACCGACCATGTTCTTGAAGCCCTCTTCGGAGAGGTTGCCAGCCGCTGTCTTACCTGTGCTGGCGAACTGACGAAGCTGTTCACCATCCACTCGGCCACGGGTGGCGAACTCGATGGCGCGGTTCAGGTTCTGACGCGCCAAGAACCCGTGAGCGTCAAACTCGTTGTCGCCGTTGGCATCCTTTAGGAAGTTGCCGCGTGCGTCCTTCTTGTAGGACACGCCCATCATTTCGATGGCGCGGTTGCCTTCGTGAAGATCGTTCTCCGCGTCTTCGGTAGAACCGCCACGCAGCACCTTCAGGCTGATGATGTTCCGCATGGTGTCTTCCAACACCGTGCGCTTGTCAGAGCCCTTTTCATAAATGTGCTCGAACGAGCCGAACAGTGCGCGAAGGTCACCGATGGCCTTGAGATTATCTGAGACAAGCGTCCCCTGAACGGACTTGGTCACCATCCACGCTTGCTGTGTCGCCTTGGCGACATCGAGCGGCGAGCTACCACCGCCAGCCAGCGTGATTTGCTGGCGGATCAACTCATCCTGTGCGTGGACCAGACCGTCGAGCGCCTTGAGCGCAATGCCAGCGCCCGCAAATGCGCCAGCCGCCACGCCGACCTTACCAAGGGCGGTCAGCTTGCCTTGAGTATCGAGGATTTTGACATTGAGCCCGTTGAGAGACTTCATCAGGCCGTTGATAACGCCTACAGCGTTGCCACCAGCGGTGATGTCCACCAAAATCTTGAATACTTTAGAACCAGCCATGGCTTAACCCCCAAACAGTTTAAACAGGTGGTCGCCAATAATGTCCGCCACTTCGTCCGCAGTGTTGAACGCAGCGCTGGCCAAGACCGGGCGCGGCGGAATCTTTGAAGTGCCAAGCTCTTGATAGAGCATCACCTCATCTTCGGACCCCACATAGGCGTGGTGCCCGTCAACCTCGATGTCGATGCTATCCCGAAGCTTGCCGTCACGGAGCAAGGGCTCGTTCGGGGCATACCCAAGCTTGGCGCGGGTGTCCTGTGTGGCCTCTGCCAACTGTGGCCAAGCCGGGTTCGGACCCGCTTGGTCCTGATAGTGCCCGAAGTAGCTCTTCGCTTCCTTCTGGACATGCTTCGCAGCCAAGGTAAGGACTTCTTTACGGCCTTCCTCTTCGCTTGCAACAACGGTCGCCAGCACTGCAAGTAATTCGGCGATACCGTTAGAAGCCATCAGGACTTGTCCTTAAATCTCATCGTCTCAAAGTTAAACTCTCGGTCATCCACTACTTCGGAGAACAACAGAAACCACATCATTCGCTGTGTTTGCGTCATCTTCCTTGCTTCTTCCCACGGGCACCCCTTCGAGACTATGTAAGCAAAGGCTCGAAAGTCGGGGTGCCTTACGAGTTTTTTAGTGCCCCAAGGCCCTCCTCAGACTCGGCAGTCTTCGCCGTCTGAAGATGGATCAAGTGTGTGCGGAGAGCCTGATAACCGGTCGTTCCGACGCGACGGATCGCGGAGCGGATGTGTGTCAGGTTGGCAGGGAACGGGTAGGGATTGCCGTCGATCTCGCGCACGCACGAGCAAATCATGGCCATCTCCATGTAGCTGCCGTTGTTGGTGGCTTCAGAGCCAGCCGCCAACATCAGGTCGCCAGTCTCAAGCAAGTCGCACTCGCGCCAGACATAAGTCCGACCGTCATCATCAGTGATCGTGAAGGACAGGTCGGGGGTCGGAGCCTTGACGGCTTTGGCGGCGGGCGCTTTGCGCTTCGTATCAGTAAGTTCGGGCATGGAATCCTTTGGTGGAAATAAAAAGGGCGCGGAGTGCGGCCCTAACAGCCATATTTAGCCGTCTGGACCTCTCACTCCGCGCCCAACTCCCACCAAGGAGAGTAGCGTCGTTTAAACGACTACTTCACTAATTAAACCACGAATCTTTGGGTTGCCTTAAAACTGACTTTTAGCTTGACATCCTTGTCAGCCGCCCAATCACCGCTGTCGTCATACTTGAAAGCACAGTTGGTGAACTTGAGCATGGTTTGAGTGCCATCCTTCTCGGACACATAAGCATAGACGGTGCCGTTGTTGTATTTGCCGAGTTGAATCCAGTTGGACTCAATGGTGCCGAACATGCGGTCGATGTTGGCGTCCTTACGAGAAAGCTCGATGGTGCCATCCCAACCCTTGGGAAGTTCGGCGTGGATCGTGTTGCCGTCGAGACGGTCAACAGTAATCGAGGCGTAAACCGCCTTGCCCGTGAACATCAGGATGTTCGAGATGTCAACACTCGTGCCGTCAGGAGCAACCCACTTGAGTTGAATGTCGCGGCCAGTATTGAAGGTGAATTGGTCTTGCGTGATCGACATGTTCTTGTGCCCCCTTATTATTGAGCGTTTTGGGCGTTGATCGTGACACCGGCGCCGCCTTCAACTCCGATTACGAAGTCGCGGACGATGCCTTGGAAGCGGCACTGAACAGCGGCGGTCAGGAGACCAAGCGAGGTCTGCGACTGCGGGTTGTTGAACTTGTCGCACTGCACCGTGTAGGGCACGGAGCCGTCCTCTTGGACCGCCAGCACGCCTTCGGAGAGAAGGTTGCCCAGAGCGTTGTCCAGCGTGGTCGTGACATCGAGGAAGAGACCGTTGTTGATCTTTTCGCCGACATACTGGCCCATGCCGCTGTTGAAGGTGGACAGAAGCAAGTTCTCCATCCGGGTGTAGGTTTCGTCCTGAACACCAGCTTCCGAAGAAGCGTTGATGCCGAGACGGACACCCCAAATGGCACCGCGCGGTTGCGGGTTGGTCAGCACATCAATGCCAGCGAGACCAAGCTCAAGAAGCTCTGCGTCGCTGTAGGTGCCAACCGTGCCGGAGCCGGGGGCGCCGACGCGCTGCGAGCCAACCACGCCGAAGATCGGCTTGTTGAGCGAGGAATCAGAAGCCGTCAGGTTCTGCATACGACCAGCGACGAAGCCTTGCGGGCTGATCATGCGCGTGCCGTTGGACGGGTCGTTGAAGTAGACCCAATCGCCCAACATGATCTTGATGTTGGTGTCGTCTGCACCAGCCGTTTGCTTGGCAGTGATCGCGTCAGAAATCGCCTGACCAGCCGGGCCAACTGCGATCATCAGAACATTGTTCGCCTCGCCGTAGGCGATTTGCGTGGTGTAGGTGGTGGAGTCGTCGCAATCGCACAGGACACCGATGGAAGCCTGCGTGTTTTGAGCCGCCCACATGCCCGTGCGGGTCGAAGAGTCGCCCACAAGGTCCGTGCTCACAACGCCAGCGCCGTCCGTGCCACCAACGAGGGTGACGGAGAAGCCAGCCGCCAGAGCGGTTGCAGTCGGGTCACCAGAGGTGACAACGATGAGATTAGAAGGACGGGCCGCGACGGCTGCGGCGAAATCGGCGCCGAAGGTGGCAATCGCAATATTGTCATAGGCTTCAATGGTCGTGCCCATGGTGACCGTGACGCGGAAGGTTGCCGCTTTGGAGCCGGTGCCCACCGCGATCACGATGTTGTTGCCAGCCGTCCCGCTGTATTTCGCCGTTGCGGTGAAGACGGTCTTCGGAGTGCCGGAGCCGGTCGTCACAGCCTTGGTGGCTGCGGTGTCGGTTCCGTCCGTGACGCGGATGCAGATGAAGTCGTTGGCGCCCTGAAGGACCGCTGCGGCGACATGGGAGCCCATGTCGAACTTGCGGGCTTGGATCGCACCAAAGACCTTGGAGTAGGAGGTCATGTCGCTGACAGCGACGGGAGCGTTGACCGGGCCGAACGCAGCCGTCCCGACATAGAACGCGATGTTGGTCGGCGCTTCATTGAGCGTCACGACTGACGGCGAAACCTTCACTACATTGAGGGAAGGCACGATGGTCGGGGTGTTAACGGCCATTACTGAGAATCCTTTACAGTCGGTGCTTCTTGGGTGAGCGGAGCCTTGGGTTCCGGGGCGGCCTTGGGGGCCTCCGGTCCATTGACTGGCACCACGAAAGCCCTGTAAGACCGCAGCACAGCCGCGACTTCTTCAGCATTTGTAATGTGGTCGCCCGGCCTGTATTTAGCGAAGGCTGATATTACGACGGCTTGAAGCATTGCTTTCTTATCCTTGTCCATGGATCGTCAAGTCAAAGCTCGCAGACCACTCCGGTATCTCTGTATTTACACTTGGGAACAGGACGATTGGTGCAGAGTTAATCTTGATCGTGGGGTATTCGATTTCATAGCGCTCAACGCGCTTCCACACCCCGACCTTCTCAGTCTGGTCATCAATCCACACGCCCCGGTATTGCGGGATGTTGGAGATAGAGCCGTCCGTGAAGTAAATCGCGCGAGTGTCCGCAAGCATTTCAGAGATTGCAGAGCCCACGACATCGCGAACCCAAGGATTGGGAGCCCAAACCGTGATTTGGTATGCTTGGATTTGGCGGCGAGTTTCTTTGTATTGAAGCTGGTCAGCCACCACTTGGCCGAACACCGGCGAGCCGGGGACGGTGAGCACGGCATCCGAAGAGGTGGCCCCGTCAATCTTGGCCGCCAGCGCCGCAGCGATGCCCGCGAGGGTGTCCGTGTTTAAACAGCGATAGGCGTATCCGGCGCCGTTGAAGTAGACCCCCACCACTTGGCCAGCCCCAACCACACCGCCAATGGTGACAGTCGAGCCGGAGGCTGTGGCTGTGACGGTCGGGTCGATTGCGGGGAGGTCACGCCACTCATATTGGAAACGAGTGGTCAGCCGGGTCATGCCGGGGACAGGGAACACCGTGATGTTGCACAGGTGCGGGTTCTCAAGATCGGCATCGAACTCGTCACCGACAGGGTAGCCACGGTCCACCTTCACGGAGATCGCGGAATCCGTGAGCAAGGGCGTGGTGAAAGCGGTGTTTTCGTCCCAAGCATTGCCTTGGGCGAGAGTGTCACCAATGAGTTGGACAAGCGAGATTTCGCAAGAGGAAGAGTCAGCCATAGGTTACGCCTCGCTGTAAGTTGCGGTGCAGCGATAACCAAGTTCGGTAAGTTCGATGGAACTTAAGATGTAGCGGTCATCGTTCTCGTCAAACAAGACATCGTTAGTCTTGAACGAGACATTCGGGATTACGGGGATGAGGCAGGAATACCAAGGCTGGCGGGTGTCTTCAGGCAAGTTCAACTGAGACTTTTCGCCTTTAGTCCCCTGCAACATGCTGATCGGCCATTGCAGAGCGAGGGGAGCGCCCTTGCCAGCGTTGGCGGTGTTCCCGCTGTATTTGTAGGGGCTCTGGTAGTCCTTGGCCGGGCGGTAGAAATCGACCGTCTTGTTGCAGCGCACCATCATCGGCGGCACGAGCGACTGAAGGCTGGCCAGATAATAGATGGCGCCGTCTTCAGTGATGAAGATGTCGCCTTCAATGTTGTTCGTTGCGTTGAAGCCGCCATACCAGACCGGCTTGGCGAAGGTGTTCACCAGCACGGTGCTGAAGTCGGGCTTGGGGTCGAAGCGCACGAGAATGTCGTCCGCCACATTGAGCGGCGTGATCGGGTTATTGGCCGTGGTGGGGCGGTAGACCGTGGTCAGAACGCCAAGGTCCGTGCCGATCTTCCCATAACCGGCGTAAAGCTTCGCCTGTGCGGCGGCACGGTTCATGTTTAAACAGCCCGCATCCGCGAGCCGCCAACCTTCAGGCCGGGGCCGAAGGGCAGGCCAAGGAAGTTGCAAAGCTCGACGCGCGCCCAAGTGTAGAGACGGACACGATCAGCCAGTTCAGTCTTGTTGCGGCTGATGACGGCGACGGTATCTTCGTCAAGGTTGTCGGTGACACCAAAGATCGCCGCTTCAAACGCCACGAGGCGTGGGAGGTGAATCTTGGTGATGTCCGCAAACTCTTCGACGGTCATCGTGTTGAAGCGATATTCCATCACGCCGTAGTGCTCGAAATAGCGAAAGCCATTCCAGCCGCCATCGGGAGCCCCACCGTAAGCCGGGTAGCCCATGTATTTGCGAAGGGCGACCTTCTGAGTATCGGTGAGAACTGCAATGGTCATAATGGGCTCCGGCTGCTTGCCCATTATTTATGGAGCCGACCCCAACGCTGCGTTATACTGCTTGAATGAGTGCTCCAAGATCAGGTTATAGTGGCGTTAGCTTTAACAAGCATAACAAAGTGTATCACGCCTACATCATGCACGAAGGCAAGCGGCTGACGCTTGGCTACTTCCAAGAGATTGACGCAGCCATTCAAGCGCGCCGGAAGGCTGAGAACGGGGACTTCAACATTCCTGAAACCCGCAAGCGGCGAACCAGTGAGGAAATGCGAGCCCTCGCCCTCAAGCCCAAGGCTCCGCCCGTGGACCCCAACGCCATCAAGGTCATCCCCGGCATGGAGATGCCCAAGATCGGTGTCTCGCTGCACAAGCATGGTGACGAGTGGGTGGCTGTGAATATGGACGAGCGCTCCATCGCCGGGCGCTACACGGACTTCTATGAAGCCCTTGAGAAAACCGGCCTGTGCTGGCCTCACAGCACTTGCGAACACCGCTAACGAAAGAAGCCCGCCTCTTTCGAGACGGGCTTCAAATCGTTTAAACGACTATCAGTCTTAGGCGGACTGAAGGATCGCTGCACGCTTGAGAGCGGCGTTGGTCGCGGACGGCAGGACCGTCGCATTCGTCCCGGTGTCGGTCGGGGCAACGAAGCCGCCGATGTAGCACCAAGTCTGGGTGACCCACTGTTGCAGCGCGTCGAGTTGGCCGCGAGTGATGTGCGCGATGTCTTCCGCCATCGTAATCATCTCGCTGGATTCACCAGTTGCAGCGGCGTAGCCGTTGTTGGTGTAAACGCCTTCGACCAGCGCGCCTTGACCGACCAAGATAGCCTGACGCACGGCGCCATTCTTCACGGTCTGGTTGGTGCGGATGAGCTTCACGCCCAGCAGTTCGGCGATGATACCGTCCTTGTATTCCGGCGAGTCCTTTTGGCCACGCAGGAAGTTCTGGAACATCGTGTCGCTGTAGAGGCCGGTGGCCTGAACGGGGTCGATGTAGAGGTTGTAGGAACCACCGATGGTCGGAACATTGTTCGACTCAAGCTGTGCCTTCTGATCAAGGATCATCTGTGCGGTCAGCTTGCCGGTGGTCGCCTCGAACGCCGCAGCGGTCGATGCCACAACGGCCTTGCCAGCCACGACATCGCCCGCAGTCGGGGTGGCCGACAGGGTGAGCGTGCCCGACTTACCGAAGGGGTAAACCGAAGCATTGGTGCCGTCGAAAGCGACGGACGACACGGTGTAGGGGTTGCCGTTGATGGTGACGGTCATGCCAGCCGTGAAGCCGCGTGCGTCATCAACCGGAACAGCCGCGCCGGTGCCGCCGCCCTTGGTCACGGTGTTACCCGCGCTGTAGGCAGTGAACAGGGCGTTGCGCGCCAGAGTGTCGATGGAGCGAGTTGCTTGCTCCGCGAGGTTCATGGCGTTCTTCATGAAGGTGGATTCGATGGCGAGGCCGTCGAGCACGACATTGGTCTGAGCCATGTCGGCATACATCGCCACGGTCAGGTCATACTGTTCGACGCTGAAGTCAGAGGCCGTCAGGCCGGAGGTCAGGTCGTTTGCAGCACCGGCGGAAATCGCCGTGATCATCGCGGGACGCAGACCAGCGCGGGTCTTGCGGACGAGTTCACCAACCTTGTTGGGGAACATTTCGCGGTCAGCAACGGCACGGTAGCCGAGCTTGGCGACAAGAGCTTCTTGCCAAGCGCGTTCCAGATAGTTGCCTTGGATGATGGCCTGAAGGCCGGAAGGCAGAGTATTGAGAGTCATTGGGGAAATACCTTAAAAGAATAGAGTTGAGCAGTTAGATGCCCAGCCTCTTCTTTTCGGCAGCCCACGCTTCGGCACTAAGATCACTTGCGGAGTTAGACGTGGGGTCAGTCTTCGGAGGTGCTTTAAATGTAGATGCGGTCGCTACCGAAGAGCCGAAGAGGTGTGGCTTCTTGGTTTTGAACGACTCGATTGCTTCGGCTGCATTCTTGATCTTGCCATTCTCGTCGTATTCGAGAGTGGACTGGTCCAAGAGCGAAAGATCATCCGGGTCCGTAATCCCGGCCTTGACAGCGATTGCTTCAAGACGGGCGAGCGCGATTTCTTTCTGTGCGGCCAGCTTTGCTTCCGACTTCGCCTCTGCGACTGCCGATGCCAGCTTTTCAGCGTGAGTCTTCTCAATGTTCCGAAGAGCGTCCCGCGCTTCCAACTCCTTGAGCCGGTAAGCCTGAGCTTCCTTTCGGTGCTTCCTGACCGCCTCTAATTGGCGTTCTGTCAGGGCAAGATCGGAGTCAGTTTCGGTATCAACAACCAGAGTATTGGTCGTGTCTTCAGTGTCTTGAGTATTCATGGGCCTCTGCCTGCTACGACTGGCCTCTGCCAGAAGTTAAAGTTGCAGAAAGACTTCCGGCCTCTGCCGTATAGTCTTTCATTCGCAGGTATTTAGTTTGGGCGACCCAAGCAGGTGCGGCGACCGTTGTTTAAACGGCCTCCGTCACCTTATCTTGTTCAGTGACTTGCACTGCCGCAGCGGCCAAAGCCTCTGCACGGGCATCTGCTTCCGCAATGTCCTTGGCGATGGCAGTCAGTTCGGCTTCGCAATCTTCGATGCCGAACGCTGCGGCGATGTTCGCCACGGCCTTGTCACGGCTCAAGATCATGCCGTTGATGGCCTGAACCATCGTCTGGACCATCGCGAGACGGTCCTTCTCAGTCGGGGCATACCAAGCGCCCCAAGTCAGAGAGAGGTCATCGGTCGCGCCGATCTCCTTGGGCACGATCTTGCCGTTGATCCGCACGCCGCCGCGCTTGATCAGCTTCAGGACCATCTTCAGGAGGTTCAGGAGACCGTGGTCGCCGTAGACCGTGCGAAGCTCTTCAGCACGGTTGATCAGGCTGTTGTTCAGCGCCTTAAGGCTGTCAGTGCCACCGTGGCTGACTTGCTTGTCACGGCTCACACGGTCGCCATGGAGGATTTCAAGCAGACCGTCGCGGAGTTGGCCGCAGACCTCGATGACGATTTTCGCACCATCGCCGCTGATCTCAAGGAACTCAGCATCGCCGTCAGCGTCGATGGTCAGCATCTGGCTGGCGCCGGTGACCACAGCACTCCCGCCGCTTTCGAGCGGGGTCTCAATCACCCCATCAACGCCCATGACGGACGGCGCCGCAGGCTCTTTGATCAAGAGTGTCGGGTCAGCGACATAGCGAAGCTGGCGTGCGGCCTGCGACCACAGGAAGTCGATGGCGATGGCGGTCTCAATGCCCCGTTGGAAGGTGCTTTCACCATCCGGGTGGTCATCGTCGCCGTTGAGGTTCTTCAGCCAGACCCATGGGCAGAAGCCCAGCGAGTGCGGAACGGTGCGCTCGGTGTCCAGAACAGGTTTAAACCCATCCTTGGCCATATCCTCGCGCGTGTAGGGGATGAACCAGTTCTCGCCGGTCTCGTCCCAAATGCGTTGGAAGAAGAAATCTTCTCTCGGACGGTCTCTGGCGATTGAGTAGTTGTAGGGGTCAGCGGCAAGCACTTCGCCCTTCACCAGATAGCGTTCGATGACCCCATCAAGCTGGTCGGGTTCGTCCGCATTGAAGATCGGGGTCAGGAAGACGGTGTCGAACACCTTGAAGTGTATGCGACCGTTCTTGGACAGGTGCAGGCGGATCGCCACGGAGCCGATGGAGCCACGGACGACAGCGCGCCGCATGATCATGGGCAGGTTGGATTCCTTGATCGCCTGCTTCAGCCACTGGCGGGTTTCTGCATTTTGAGACTCAAGCTCTGGCCAGCGCCCGTCGCCGAACAGCATTGCCGCTTGGTCGTCCACAACGGCACGAAGAACACCGGTGCCCAAAGTAATGTTGGGCGCGCGGTCAAGCAGTTCGATGTAGTTTGTCGGTGAGGACTTCTCTTGGTCGAACGAGAACTTCTGGAACTGGTAAAGCTCATCATCAAGGGCGGCACGCCGCACCGAAAGCGTGAAAGCCCGGTTGTTGTAAGCCGGGAAGTCTTTCAGCGTCGGGTAGTTGGCTGTGATCTTCTTGAGACTCATGTGATGTTCTGCCCCTATCAAGCGTGTAAGGGTGGGAGAACAGTCAGCAAATGTTGCCCACGCTCGTCACAGATTACCCTTTGGCCTGTATTTAGGGATGGCTCCCGTTTACTTGGCTGCTTGGCGTTGCCATTGAGCAACCGTGAAATCGGAGCACGAAAACTGGTCGTTGAGCTTGTCAGCGAGCAACTGTGCGAAGCCGGGGTTGGGGAAGCCCGTCCTGCAATAGACCCGCTTGCCCTCGTCCGTGTATGCCGGAGCATCAAGCAGATTGAAGGGCTCACCCTTGTAGAGGACGATGAAGAAGCCCTTGGAACTAATGATCTTCCGGCAGGTATTTGGGCCGGTGATCTTGGACAGGAGAGTTACAGGAAGTGCCATCCTGTATTTAATCCGTGATGAAGTAATCACTCCAACGAAGCTTGAAGTAGACTAAGTCGGAGTCGTGCGTGAAAGTCACGAACAACGCCCACATGAGAGTGATGCTGGTTGGACCAATAATCTGAGCAATGGAAGGCGGGTTTTTGATCTTGTATTCGACCATAACCGGCTGAGTGAAGTAAGGGCCTCTCATATTGGCTTTGAGCCAAGCTTCGACTTCATCGCGGTTTGGTGGAAGTAAGCAAATCCGCCCGGCAACATAGCTGGTCATCAGGTCACGGGGCTCACTCGCCAGCCCAGAAAAGGCGGAACAAGGTCTTCCGCTCATCGGACGCTGTGAGCGCCTTCAGCACGAACGCCGCCCATTCCGGCTCGCAAGCGTTGTTCAGGATCACCACCGGCACATTACGGTGCTCGACACGGTGAGCGAGATCGTTGGCGAACCATAGGAAGCCTTCAGTCTGTTTGATCAGGCGGAAGAACTCCGGCCCGTAGACGATCACGCCAGACGGGCGATAGCCCGCTAAGCCACCGCCGAAGACCGTGCGGTAATCGTCCTCGCCAACATCACTCTGCGGGTGCAGGGCGCTTGGTTGGCAGATGTGGAGAAGGCCATCGCTCACTTCGCCTCCACCGGCTTGTGCAGCCGCATCTGGTGGACCGTGTAAACGCATCCGCGCGTCGAACCGTCGTTGAGCATCTTCGCCAGCCGCAGGGCGTGGCCCTTGCTTGGGAAGGTGGTCCGCATGTAGGTCGATGAGCCAGACTTGTTGACCACCTTCCGCATGTTCATCGGCACACCGTTGCAATAGACGGAGAACACGCCGGGCGCCGACAGGACCTCCATCAGGTGCTCCGCATCCAAATGGATGGTGTCAAAGGTGTCGGGGAGTTGCTTAGCCACGGCTCCCACCCCGGATCACTTGTGCAAGCCCGTTCACGGCGCCGGTGAGCCTCTTCAGGGTCCACACCACCACGCCGGAGCGCTTGGGCTCATCGACTGAAACGAGCGTAGGCGAACCCAAAAAAGGCCGGGGGCCTTCCTTAAAATCTGCAAGGCTCGTGCGGACGGTGGGGTTGCTCATCAAAGCGCGAACAGTCGCGCCAGAAACGGGAAGCTCTTCACCGCCAATGAGCGTAAGAACTACAGTATTGCTTGTGTTGTTTTCCATTCACCAATAATAACAGAAGCAGTAAAGCTCCGTCATTATTAAAGTTTCTTGGACATCGCCGCGCGTTGTGCCAGCATATCATCAGTCTGGCGGGTATAGGACGGCGTGGCTCCCGCCATGATCAGAAGGTCGTCTCTGATCTTCTGGCCCTTGTTCTCCGTCGCCAACACCCTTCTGAAGCAGTTGGTGATGGTCGCGGTGTAGAACGCGAAAGGGTTGTCCGACTTGGACTCGTCAAACTGAAGCCCGACCTGTGCCAGTTGCAGCAAAGATGAGGACTGCATCTCGTCATTGTAGGTGTAGCCACGCCAGTTGCCCCGGCGCCCATAGCGCTCCACCAAAAGCACGAACATCCGGCCCAACTTCTCCGTCATCCTGCCGTGATCCATGGAGAAATGGCCGTTGTCGAAGCCACCGATCCAATGCGAGCGCAAAACCTCCTGAACGCCCTCCGAGGTCAGGATGAAGTGCTTGTAGGGCGGGAAGGTCGTCCGGGTGTAGCTCTGATCGGTCAACCGGCTCTTGCGAACCCGGTCAGGGTCCAGCGGAATGTGCTCATAAGTCATAACCCGGACCACGATGGACTCCGGCTTGATGTCCTCAAGCGGAATATTGGGCTTCCCGCGAGGCTTTGACTTCTTGATCCGCGCCTCTTCGATCAATTCAGGGGTGATCATCGCCGCCGCCGTCTGCGTGGCGAGCCAATCCTCCATCGAGCCCTTGAACCCATCCTCCACCGCCAGCTTGTAGTCCGCCTTGGTGTGCTTTGGGCTGATGATCAGGTCATATTCAGCGTGCCAAGGCTCAAGATATGAGTTAAAAGTGTTCTTGGACTTCGTAAGCTCTTGCAACAATGAAGCATTGCTTAAGTATTTGGCCGGTTTTGGCTTGGGGACATAAGTGGAAGGCATCACCTATATTAGGTAATAACGGCAGTATTCGCAATATTATCGGCAACATGCTTACAAGGTCTGCCAGTCTTCTTCTTCGCAGGCAGACCAGCGGCAACCCTCGCCGCCTCTAACGCCTCACGGCGCTCACGGCGCTGCAAAGCAATCCGTTCGGCATTCTGGTGGTAAAGGGCACGCCTGCGCGTGCGGAGCATCGCGGCGTTCTTCTGATACCACCGCTTCCGCGTGGCTTTTTGTCCAGCGGTCCTCTGATGCTTGGCGGCAATCTCCTTCGCACGCTCCGGGTTCTCCGCACGGAACTTGGCGTGTGCCAGCCGCGCATATTCGCGGTAGCAAACGACGCACCGGTGATCGGAGTGCTTCTCACGAGGCCAGTTCACACCGCTCTCAAGCGGTGTGTCGCACTTGATGCAGAACTTGGTGGTCATCTCGCGCCACCGTCTTCCGACGACTTTCCGCGCGCCTTGTCACGGCGCAGTTCCCCGAATGTCTTCTTCGGTGGTGCGTAAGAGATAGTAGCGTTGCTGATCCGTTTGGGGTCGCGCTCCCGAGCGCGGCGATTGCAGTCTTCGCAACGCGCATCAAAGATTGACCAGTGCGGATCATTCTCTGCGGAAATACAGTCGTTACAGGTCATTGTGATCCACCGTCTTCCGACGATCCGCGCGCCCTCCGGCTTTGAGCGGTTGAGCGATTGTTCCTCGCACTGGCTACGCCGATGGGCTTCCCATCTTCCGAAACGAAGACAAGATCGTGGACTAAGCCACAATCGCAGCACCGCCAGCGTGTGATCACGCCGCTTTCGACTTCAAAGCCTTCGCCGTCGTAGCGTTGGACATATTTCGCGCGGGTCATTGGTCGTCACCACGGTTGGGCGCGGACGGTTCAGAGAGTTCGGCGAGGGCGCGCTTTGCGCGTGGTTGATCCCACTTGCCAGCGTTGGCAAAGAAATAAGTGCCGCTTCCGTCTTCGGACTCTCGATAGTCAGGATGTGACTGATCGAACTCCATGTAGAAGCGTTCGCCATACCATTGGTCGAACCATTCGGAGACGGTCGCGGCAAGCTTGTCGATGTGGATTTCACCCTTGATAGAGACATAGGGGAAATCGAGGCTATCCGGGTCATCATCCGGCTCAATCAAAACAAGGCGACACATGTTGTCGCGTTGGGCGTTCAAAGCGTCCAAGAGCATGGCGCGGACGGAGGCGAGATCGGGGGCGCCGGTCATTGGCCACCCGCAGACTTCGCCTGCCTGAACGCCGTCTCAGCCGACCTCACAGCCTGTTCAAGTTCAATGAAGGTCTGGTCATCAGTCGGGAGCTTCGTCCCGCGCTGGTGAACCGTCTGGTTGAAGGCCATGAAATTGGCCCTCGCCGTGATCAAAGCACCTTCAAGAACTTCAAGAGGCGTAAGAGGAATATTCGGAGTTGTCATGAATACTATTTATGCTGTCAGGGGCTTGTATTAAGTCTGTCTGGCGAACTCGCCATAGTATTTCGCAGCCGCCGCCAAGTATGCCGCGCCAGCTTCTTCAGGCGTATCAAAACGACCAAGAACGCTTTTGGGGTGGCCCGGACCAGCCTGAAGCTGTGCCACATACCGTGTGCGACCATCCTTCAAACGACGCACAGTCACGCCCTTCAAGCCCGTTGTGCTGTCTCTACGAAGCTTGCTGTTGCCCATTCTTTGGCTGTCAGTGGCAGGGCGAAGATTGGACAGACGGTTGTCGGCACGGTTGCCGTTAGTGTGGTTCAAATCGTAAGGAGGCCAGACACCATGCGTGTAGAGCCACGCCAGACGGTGAGCGGAATACTGCCCACCAAGCACCCGAATCCACACATAGCCCGTGTTGCGAACCGTCCCGGCAGTGTCGCCAGCACGAGCACGCCCCATAGAGACGCGCCAAGTGAATAAGCCAGTTTCAGCCGAATATTCTAAAATATTTTTGAGTTGCTGTTGAGAGATCATAGTTCCAAAATACTTCAGAGACGAAGTATTTGTCACTATTCATCGAGAAGGCGCTTGCGGACTTCGATCTTGTCGCGGCGGCGGTAAACCTTCCAGAACTGTTTCTTCTGCTTTTTCTTCGGAGGTCCGCAACACTCGCACCACAGTTTGTAGCAGGAGAAATATATTGAATATTTGCCGCGACTGTTCATGCCAATATTTAGGGGCTGTCCGGGGGCGGGCAGTAAATCAAATATTTGGTGGATATTTTAGAGATGGTGGCGCGGGCGACGGCGCGATCCGTCCAAAAACCCCTTGGGGGTCTGTTAAGGTTAACGGATGGTTAGGGTTACCTGCCATTAACCATCTACGCGACTGTCTCGGCACGGTTTTTGATTCCGACCGCCCAAAACAGGGTCAGGATGGTCAGAAACCATTCGCACCAGAGTTGGGCAGAAAGCCGTTTAAACTCAATGGAATGCTTGATGAACAGGTGGGAACCCGTTTTGATTGGGTTTTGATTGTCTGAGGCCATGTTTTAGGCTTGGGTAGCGTGTTCGAGGCCGCCGCACAGCATCTTAAAGATGGATGCTGGTGAGCGCTCCCCCTACGCTGCATCGAGCCCTGTTTGGCACGCACATCTCTGGCACAGTGCTCATAAAGCATTGAAAACATTGGTGTTGATGGCGGGAAACGGGCCATTTGAAGCTTTATGCGGTAATGGGATACCGTTTGCGAGCCCTTGGTTAACGGTCAGGTAAGGTTAATCGACCGTTAAGGTTAATGCAAGGCCAAAAGTGACGGTGCGTCAACTTTGTGAATTCGGCTTAGTAGTTTTCCGTAGCTTTGGCGCTATCCATTGGGACCTTGGGTAAAGAAGCCCACCGATGATCCGTCACCGGTGGGCCAAAAGTCTTTTAAACTGCATGATCATGGCCCTCTCACAAGCTACATGCAGTCAGTTCATTTGCCTCTAACCGGCGACAGTATTTACCGTTGGTTCAACGATCCACGACTCCATCGTGTCTTCACCCTGATCTTGTTCAGTTCGATCAACGATCCGAACGCCCTGCTTGAAGCATCCACTTGGTCATCGTGCTTCAAGTTGGGGAAGCCCTTCAGTTCGTCGCGGTATTCCTTGTTCCAAGCGCCTTCCACGAGCTTCACATTGCCAGCGCCCACCTGTGCCGCATACGGCTTGGCACGGTCGGTCTTTGAACCGCTTTCCGGGGAATGCTCGACAATGAAGCCAGCCAGCGCCAGTGACAGGTCTTTGGCTTGCCAGATGCCAGCCTGACCCGGATCGCGTGGGAAGGCTATGATGGTGCCAAGGCCATCGTTGTGCGCGGTGTTGATGACCAGTTGGCGAACTTCGGTCGGATCGCCTTTGAGCCTGATGACATCTTCCACGACAAACTCACCAGACGGCAGGCGAGCCATAAGCACGCCAACGGTGTAGTCGGAGCCGAACTTCTTGGTGGCTGCAAAGTCCCATGCACGCACACGCTTGATCGGCGTGGGGCACGCCGGGATGGGCTTGATGAGATCGGGTTTAAACAGGATGCCGCCAGCGGGGAGCGGGTTGGCCTGATAGAGGGCTTGGAAGTGCGCTTCTGAGCCTTTGCGCTTGTTGTCGATGAAGCTTTGGTCGTGATACTTCGGCCAAAGCAGGGTGCCACTATTGGCCTTGCGTCCCAAGCCATACGGGAACTCCGGTTCGTCGTAGTCGTGCTCCCACACCGCAGGCATGGACAGGAAGAACCATTCGTCTCCACCGGGTTTGGCGGCTTCGTCTCTGATCTTTCCGAGAAGGTCTGACTGGTGCCATCGGGTGCCGATCACTACCATCCGACTGTCGGGGGTCATGCGGCCTTTCAGGTCCACATCGAACCAGTCCCAAGTCTTGTTCTGCATCAACTCCGAGTAAGCGTCGTCAATACCGCCTACAGCGTCGTCCACGACCGCAAGATCACAACGGAAGCCTTGGATGGCTGTGCCGGTTGAGGCGGCAAGCAGGGATGATCCGTTGGAGCACGCCCACATCTCCTTGCTGTCGTTGACGGGTGCGTTGCCAAGCTCCCGCGAGTAGGCGCGCACCAGCGTTTGGATGTCGTTGCTGTGTCGCAGCGACAGGTTCTTGGACGAAGACGAGACGATGACATTTGTCTTCGGATACTTGGACATGAACTGTGCGGGGAATATCTTCGCCGCGTAGGTGCTCTTGGCGCTACCGGGTGGGAACTCAAGCCCAAGGTTCTTGATCCTGCCTTCGGCAACCTCGTTCAGCCAATAAAGGATGATCCTGTGGTGTGCCGCTGGCGTTGGGTCTTCATGTGGCTTGACGAAATCCTTGGAGACATTTTCGGCCCAATACTCAAGTTCATCGGACATTCGCTCCGTGTGGAGTAGTTCTTCAAGGAGGGCCTTCTTCTTACTCTGTTGATTGTTCAGGCTCATTCTTACTTCGCAAGTCCGCAAGTTGTGCGAGGATTTGCGCTTTCGTCAGGGTTTGGGGCTTCTCCACATCAGCGTTGGTCTGAACGATGTTCTGAAGGCGTGGGTGAATGAAGGACGCAGCCGCTTGAGCGTGCTTGGCCGCCATCTCAAGTCCAGCCTCAGTCCCTTTGGCGAGGTTGGCTTTCATGGCAAGTAGAAGGACATCCAATGGTGTCATGCTGTTGACATCGTCATTGAACAGCAAGGACAGCTTGTGTTGGTTTGCTTCCAACTGTGCGGCTGCGTCTTCTTTTTGCTTGCTCGATCCCGGTTTGCGGCCCGATCCGGGGCGATAGCCACCTCGTGCCATGTGTTTAAACTCCACTATGGTTGTCGAGCTATTTATGGGGAGAGTTTAAACGCAGAACGCCGCCCCACTTTTCAGCGAGGCGGCGAACCACAAGCAACACATTTCAGGAGAATCGGATAACCACACCCGACAAGTTATTTATAATTCAAGTAGAGCAAGGGTGCAATATTGGCAAATGGCCCTAAAATACCGCCCGACCTCGTCCAGACCTCGTCCAGCTTGTTTTTCTATTGTCCAAAACTATTCCCTTATATATAAAAGATTTATTCTCTCTCTCTATACGCAGTAGTTTTCAACTGGACGAGGCTGACGAGGTTTTTGGGCTTGGCGAAAAACACATATGGGAGGGGGAGGCTTAATCCTACAGAGTTTAAACCCCCGTCAGCCTCGTCCAGTTTGCTTAAATCTGGTCAACTAAAAAGATATTGCGAAAGGTTCGAGCCATATGAGACAACAGGTGTAGACATTCTCGAAGACCAAGTTCGAGGGATGCAGAATAGAATAATATTGCGATTGCGTTTAAACGACCTTATATTCGGGTTGTGTCGTGGTCATAGCGATATGCTTTCGGTCTGTAAGAGTCCGTTTGGAAAATCAGGGATGGGTGGTTCGGCGTAGCAGATTGGCGCCCATGGCGACGAGGATCATGGCCTCGGAGACATCGAGGCGGGCCTCGTAGTCGCGCACGAGGCGACGCCAGCG